TCTGAAGCCATGTTGTCTATTTCTGACGGCTCGAAAGCTAGGTATGGCTTAGAGTACGACATGCCAATAGGAATAGAATTAAAAATAGGAAATAATTGGCTTGACCTTACTGAAATTAAATAGTAAGCTCAAATTACATTTTAAATAAAACTAAAAAGGAAAACAAAATGGAATCAAATGAACTAGTAATTGGAAACGAAATGGATCAATTAGTATCAGCATTTAATGATGATGATACATCTACTTTTATGGAACTTACAGGGCAAGCGAAAGCTACAGCTAATGTAGGTTTACCAAGACTAAACATTAACTACGACACAGAGACAGATGATGGTGTCACACTTACTCGTGGCTCATGGAAGATGTTTGTCGATGGCGAATTTATTTACGCTAAAGAAGTACTTGTAAGACCTATCTTACGTACTTTTGAATGGAGTGTGTACGACATGGAACAAAACGCATTTGTCTGTAAGTCTGTACAAAAACCAACATTAGCAGGAGAATTCCCTGATACATTAGCGGGGAATAAGTGTGGTAGATTGTCAGCTAAAGAAGAAGAACTTCTTAAAGATGATGACCCACTTAAAGTAAAGTCACGGTCTGCAGTTTGCAACCAAGTTATCTATGGTCAAATAACTGGTGACTTTGCAAAGGCTGATGGAACTAAGGTCGAGATCAAGGATAAACCTTTCGTATCCTACTTCAAAAGATCAGGGTTCAAACCTATCAGCAATTTTATAGAGAGCTTAACTAGACAGAAGAAGATCATGCAAAAGGTTGTTATGAAGTTGGCAACTAGCAAGGTCAAGTCAGGTTCAGTTATCTACTATGTACCAGTTCCGACTCTCCATTCGGAAGTACAAGTCTCGGACGCAGACAAAGCATTGATGAAAGATTTCTCACAGACTGTCAAAGGTCACAATGAGAATGTTCTTAATCAGTTCAGAGAAGCTCAGAAACTCATTTCTCCTAGTGAGGAACAGGACTTGTCGGCTGATTTCAATGCTAAATCTGCTTAAAATCCAAGACTACATGCAAAAAGCAACTAGGGGGGAAGTCACGATCTCCCCTAGTGCTATTGAAGACTTCGCACAAGAATGCAAGGACTCCGTAGATAGGCAACTAAATAAGAAGCGTGAGTTCAGCATACGTATGTCAGGTTTAGGTAGACCTCTGTGTCAGCAATTGCTAGATAGGCAAGGCATCAAAGAAGAGATGGACTACAATGCTTTGTTTCGTTTTATGTTTGGCGACCTTGTTGAATCAGTGGTCGTACTCATAATGGAACAAGCTGACGTAGAAATCATAGACAAACAAAAATCAGTTGAGCTAGAGATAGCAGGTAAAAAGATTACAGGTACACTCGATCTTATCGTAAGAGATGAGTCAGGCACAGATAAAGTGTGGGATGTTAAGTCAGCTAGCGAGTGGGCATATAAGTTTAAGTACACGGGTTACGGCGGGTACGACAAGATAAAGGAAGAAGACCCATTTGGCTATGTCATGCAAGGTCATCTGTACGGTGAAGCTACAGGGCTACCTTTTGGTGGGTGGATAGTTGTCAACAAGTCAAGTGGCGAGATAGCTATGGTTGAAGCACCTGAGTGGCAAGAAGAAGATAGAAAAGAATATATGAAAGATGCAGAGGTACGAGTAAAGAGATTACTTGATCCTAGCAACGAGTTCGTTAAACCTTACAAGTCTGAGTTTGAAACGTACAAAGTAAAAGGGGAACAGATACGAACAGGCAACAAGACGCTACCCAAGATATGTAGCATGTGTGGATACAGATCACATTGTTGGTCAAAAGCACAATTGTATCCGAAGGTAACATCAAAGGCTAAGACTGCACCTAAGATATGGTATGATGTCTTGAAGAAGAAAGAATTGTAGTGCCAGCAATCTACGTAAACAACTATGAAACTAAGCTACTTGAGTTGAATGAGAACTTGTATCATCTTTACATTGAGTCTCACAAAGGTATTGGTGGCGGTAGAGACATTACATTTCTTAGGCAACATGACAGAGGTATACCGTTAACTTTAAAAGATAACTTCTCTGACAAAGGAGCGTTAACGCCTGAGACAGAAGCTAGGGACATCGTGAAAGTGGAGAATGAATTCCAAACAATCAACTACAGTTTAAACTACGGAAAGATTTTATGTGTGCCGATATATCCCCTTCTAGACGAGCTTACTACACTAGAAAAACAATCCCCGAAGACGGCAGGGTATATCAGCAAACGCCTAGAATCATTGAACTGGAAAATCCGACAGGGGATAATATAGTGGCTAAACGTAATGCAGGATACAGATCTAATTTTGAATTGTCTCTAGCTAAAAAGCTGATACATAATAAAATAAAATTTGAGTACGAGAAGAAGAAGATAACATACGTACCTAAAATACGTACTTACACTCCTGACTTCTACATTCCTGCAACCAACATATACATCGAAGCTAAAGGTGAGTTTGACAAAGCAGACAGAGTTAAGATGGCTCTCATAAAAGAGCAACACAAAGACTTAGACATCCGTATGGTGTTTATGAATGCACGGAACAAGATCTACAAAGGAAGTAAAACCACTTACGCTGATTGGTGTCTTAAGCACAATTATAGGTGGGCAGAAAAAACAATACCTATGGAGTGGCTCAAGAATGAAAAAAGATGACATGAACACACTTATGTCTTTGGAGAAAGACAAGTACTACATAATCATATCTGAGATGCCTGATGATCAGTTTCACTTGGTAGCCTACGATACGACAGGCAAGAAGTACAAGACATTTGAGGATCACTCTGTTGCATCAATCATGCACGAAGGTGTCATGGCTTTGCTACGTAGACGAGGTGATGAAGTGTTTCGTTGTGGGGAATCTGAGATAGAGTTTAACTTTGCGGCCAAAGAACTCAAAGTAGAATATCAGCAAGATACAGGAGAAATGCTTGACATTCCTGAGAATGTAATTAAAGTGGATTTTGGTAACGATCAGTAATGAGACATTTGGAATATATGAAGATGAGACTTAAGGAAGTAGAAGAACAAACAGATATGGTCAATAGTCCTGCACACTATAATAAGGCAGGCATTGAAACCATAGACATAATTCAATCTGTCACAGGAGATGGATTTGAAACATATCTTCAAGGCAACATTTTGAAGTACATATGCAGATACAAGTACAAGAATGGGGTAGAAGATTTAGAAAAAGCACGGTGGTATCTAAACCGTTTAATTGAAACAAAAGTAGGAGAAGAATATAATGGCGTCTAATATGTTACCAACTTCATATCAGGAGTTTATACACAAGTCTAGGTATGCTAGGTGGATGGATGATGAAGGTAGAAGAGAGAACTGGCTAGAGACAGTTTCAAGATATGTAAACTTTATGGAAGACACTCTCTTAGAAAAGCACAACTACAAGATGGACAAAGTTGATAAAGAGATAATACACGAGTACATCAGTGACTTGAGAGTTATGCCATCTATGAGAGCTATGATGACTGCAGGAGATGCACTCAAGAGAGATAACACTTGTGGGTACAATTGTAGCTACCTACCAGTAGATAGTCCACGTAGTTTCGATGAAGCCATGTACATTCTTATGTGTGGTACAGGGGTAGGTTTTTCTGTAGAACGAGAGAACGTAGATAAGCTACCTGTAATCAGCGAGAATATGCAAGAGTCTGAAGTTGTTATTGTTGTGGAAGATAGTAAAGCAGGGTGGGCGAAAGCATATCGTGAGCTTGTGGCTTTACTTTATTCAGGAATGATACCTTCTTGGGATGTATCAAAGGTACGACCTGCAGGTGCAAGGTTGAAAGTTATGGGTGGCAGGGCATCAGGTGCTGATCCTCTTGTTAACTTATTTAAGTTCACTATTGAGAAATTCAAGGGTGCTACAGGTAGAAAGTTATTTCCTGTTGAGTGCCACGATATTATGTGCAAGGTAGGTGAGGTTGTAGTTGTAGGCGGTGTAAGACGATCTGCTTTGATTAGCCTATCTAACCTAAATGATGATCAAATGGCTCACGCTAAATCAGGTGAGTGGTGGAACAACAATGGTCAAAGAGCATTAGCAAATAACTCTGTAGCCTACAAAGGTAAGCCTGCTATGGAAACTTACATGAGAGAATGGTTATCTCTGTACGAGTCTAAGTCAGGTGAGCGTGGCATGTTCAATCGTAAGGCTGCCGACGATCAGGTAGCTAAGAGTGGCAGAAGACAGACAGGTCACATGTGGGGTACGAACCCATGTAGTGAGATCATACTCCGACCTTATCAATTCTGTAACTTATCTGAAGTGGTCGTACGTGAGAACGATGACTTACTGAGTCTTCAATCTAAGGTACGTGTTGCTACTATGCTAGGTACATTTCAGTCTACTCTTACAGATCTGAAGTATCTACGTAAGATATGGAAAACAAATACTGAGGAAGAACGCTTGCTTGGTGTTTCATTAACTGGTATCATGGATCATTATGTACTGTCTAAAACAACTGATTCAAAGATTTGGTTACAAGAGATGAAACAAGTAGCAATAAAGACTAACAAAGAATATGCAGATGCTATCGGTATACCAAGAAGTACGGCTATCACTTGTGTAAAGCCAAGTGGTACTGTGTCTCAGTTGACTGATTCTGCATCAGGTATTCATGCTAGACATAATGATTTTTACATCAGAACAGTACGTGGGGATAACAAAGATCCCTTAACACAATTTATGAAAGAAGAAGGTATCCCTGCAGAGCCTGACGTTATGAAGCCTGACAGTGTTACCGTGTTTTCTTTTCCAATGAAATCTCCTAGTGGTGCTATCACTAGAACTGAGATGAGTGCAATAGAACAACTAGAACTTTGGAAAGTCTATGCACTTAACTGGTGCGAACACAAGCCGTCTGTAACTATTACTGTAAAGGAAGAGGAATGGATGGAAGTTGGTGCGTGGTTGTACGATAACTTTGATATAGCGTCGGGTGTATCGTTTCTTCCATTTGCCGATCATACGTACCAACAAGCTCCTTATCAAGACATAGAAGCTGATGACTATCTAGAGTGGCAAAGCCGTGTGCCTGCTTCTTTGGATTGGACTAAGTTTTCTAAGTATGAAAAGGAAGATAACACGAGCGGTACTCGTGAATTGGCTTGCACTGCAGATGCCTGTGAAGTTGTAGACTTAGGTGCAAACTGATGATTGAAGTACCAATCAGCGAGGATTACATGCGTCATGCGAGGGAAAAAGCTTCTACTGTGGGCATATTGCAGGGAAGTATTACAGGTGGCACTAGCAATATTGTGGGTGCGATAGGCGAGGTAATCGTAGCTGATATCATTGGGGCAACTGAAGCAAATACATATAACTATGATTTAGTGAAAGATGGGAATCGTATCGACGTTAAGACTAAACGTTGTAACACTAAGCCACAGTCTAACTATGATTGCTCGGTTGCATCTCATGGTACAAAACAAGACTGTGATAGTTATGTGTTTGTGAGGATACTGACCAATCTCAGTAAAGCTTGGATACTAGGTAGTATTAGTAAACAAGAGTACTACGCTAAAGCTACTCGATATAAGAAAGGTCAAGTAGATCCAAGCAACGGCTTTACGTTTAAAGCTGATTGTTATAACTTACCTATAAGTGAATTAGAGCCGATCAATGAAATCAAAGGTGAAAGCGAAACTGTTCTCGTTAGAAGCGTTTCTTAATAAGGATGGAAATGTTGAGATACTCTACGATGCAGTAGATCCAAATGAATTTGAGAAGACCATGAACTTAGGTCTTCCCATGTATGAAGGTACAAATAAAGTAACTCAGTTGATAAAGTATCTGAAGTCTATGGCACAAGAG